ATCGTCAACGGCAAGGTCAACTACATCATGGGCGGTGGATGGCAGGCAGGGGATGACTTGACCGTAGAGCAGCAGGCCCGATTCATCAAGTTCTTCGATGGAATGTCAAGCACCGAGGACTTGAACGACATCACGGAGAAACTGGTCTTGGACTTGGAGCTATTCAACGGGTTTGCGGTTGCGGTTACTTGGTCCAAACTTGGGACCATCGCCAAGATGGAGCACGTCCCGTTTGAGAAGATTCGGGTGGACAAGGAGGAGAAGATGTTCCAAGTCGCTGACTGGTACAACGACGACATGATGCAGTTGTTCCCCAAGGTCGGGGACATCGAGAAGATTCCTGCATTCGACCCGGAGAATCGCCTCGGAAAGCAGTTGTTCTACTATCGGGTCTATGCAGCAGGCGTGAAGCACTACCCGCTTCCGGAATACATCGGGGGGAACGCTTGGATTGAGGCAGACGTACAGGTGGCGAACTTCCACAACAACAATCTCCGGAATAACTTTTGGGGGGGATACTTGATTAATTTCAACAACGGCATCCCGACACCCGAAGAACAGGGCGACATCGAGCGTCAAATCAAACGCAAGTTCAGCGGTACGGACAACGCTGGTCGCTTTGTGGTAACCTTCAACGATGAAGCAGCGAATGCCCCGACACTTGAACCGCTCACTCCGTCCGATATGGATAAGCAGTTCGAGGTATTAAACAAATCAATCCAGCAAGAGATATTCATTGCCCACCGTGTAACCAACCCCATGCTATTCGGAGTCAAGACCGAGGGCCAATTGGGTGGACGCAACGAATTGGTCGAGGCTTACGAGTTGTTCAAGGCCACCTACGTCAACGACCGGGTCCGCAAAGTGGAGCGGATGATCAATTATTTGGGATCCTTTAATGGCGTGGAAGGCATGGAACTTATCCCCGTGGAGCCTATCACGGAGCGACTAAGCGAGCAAGCCCTGTTGCAGATAATGACCCAAGACGAACTTCGGGAAAAGGCAGGTCTGCAACCTTTGGAAAAGCCTGCTGACGTGGTTGGACCTAACCCCCAACCCGATGAGCAACCGCAAACCGTGGAAGCATTGCAGAGCAACGACAACATCAAGAAGTTATCGGGCCGTGAGTACCAAAACCTGATGCGTATCGTGCGTCAGTATATGCAGGAGAAAATCACGCTGGAAATGGCTCGTACCATGTTGTCAGCCGGCTTCGGTCTATCAGCCCAAGAGATTGACACGATGCTGGGAGTGCAGGCCCAAGAGTTCAGCGAACCGACTTGGGGCGAAGAAGACGACGAGGACTACGGATGGGGCGAAGAAGAATTTAAGGTCTTGGAAGTGGTTGCAAGCAAGTTCGGATGCCATGCAGACGATTACCATGTGATGCACTCCAAGCCGATGCGGTTCGATGCCAACATCGAAGAAAACATCCGTTTAGCCTTTGCCGAACTGGGCGAGGAAGAAAAGGAACTGGACAAGAAGATTGAGGCGTATCGCAAGAAGAACCGGGACGCAAGCGTTGAAGAAATGGCAAAGGAATTTGGGGTCAGCAAAGCCAAGGTTGCCAAGCGAGTCGCCTACTTGATAACCAAGGACCGCTACCCAATCAGCAGAGCCGTGGACAAGATAGCCGAGCAGAACCTGCCCAAGAACGTGAAGGAAGTTGCCGAGCCTGTACTTGAGGTCCGCTACAAATACGCATGGGCGACAGGTTTCAGCAACAAGGACAAAGGCTCCAGCCGTGAGTTCTGCAAGGTTATGCTTGACTTGGCCGGGCAGGGCAAGGTTTACACGAGGGAGGACATCGACGGGATTTCTGCGATAATGGGCTACTCGGTTTGGAACAGGAGGGGCGGTTGGTATCACACACCGAGCGGAGTGAATCGCCCCCAATGTCGCCATGTATGGGAGCAGCAGTTGGTCATCCGTAAAGGCAATAAAATCAGCAAGGCATGAAGGCACTCTTTATAAGCGAAGAAACGCTACTCGACAATAGCATCATCAACGAGAACGTCAGTTACACGCAGATACGGCCTACGGTCATTAAGGTTCAAGAGATGCGGATTCAGCCCATCGTTGGCTCTCCGTTGTACGGGGAACTGGTTACGCAGGTCGTCAGCGGTTCAACGTCTGCACTCAACCAAACGCTGCTGGAAGATTACATCCAGCCTGCGATGATTCAATGGCTTTACTACGAGTTGCCCATGGTCTTAGCGTTCAAGTACATGAACAAGGGGATGGTTCGCAGAACGAGCGAGGAATCCTCCCAAATGAGCATGGAAGAGATTACCCGGCTGACGGATAAGGTCAAGAACGATGCCGAGTGGTATTCCGAGCGCATTACCCGGTACTTGATGGAGAACCGCAATTCTTATCCGCTCTGGAACTCGCCTCCTTCTGCTTTGGATACGATATACCCGAACGCCACCAACTACCGCACCGGGATGGTCTTGGACCGCAACAGGAGGATGGGAATCAGCAATTTGGACTACCCCTATCCCTACGGTCAATTCGGGGCGTGTAATGACTGCTAACGATGGGCGCACACAAGAAGAACATACTGAAACTGCAAAACTATGTCTTGGATAAAAATCAAGCAAGCCCTGCTGGACCTTGCCAACAACCATCCGCAAGTAAACTCCTTCGGGACGGGCGACCCTCTTGCGGTAGGCACGGACAACACGATAAATCTTCGAACCCCAAGCCGTGAGCGCATCGTCTATCCGCTCGTTTTTGCGGATGTGCAGTCTGCAAATACTGACGCTGGTACTTTGGACTTGGTGGTTGGGGTTTACTTTTCTGACCGTGTTGAGTCCATTAAGCCGATGGGCGGAGTGGTTTCAGGCAGCCCTACGCTGGGTTGGCAGGATAACGAGGACGAGGTCCTAAGCGACCAGTTACAAATCGCACAGGACTTCATATCGTCGCTCACAAACGACCCGAACGAGGACTGGACCCTTTCGTCCAGCGTATCGCTTACGAGGTTCGTGGAGAGCCGGGATGACCGCACGGCTGGGTGGCAGGCGACGATGACTTTTGAAATCCCTTACGGCCATTCAGTTTGTGAAATTCCAACCTAAAAGACATTTACAATTAAACGCTAAAAAATGCCTACACCCATATTGCAACAAATGCTCGGTCAGGGCGGTACGATGGAGTTCGTTGACGGAGCCGTAAGCGGTAAAGTTTACGACTTCGTAGTCGTCAATGCTGCTGCTACTTTCACGGTCTTAACGGGAACTGGTGGCGAAAACCTCCTGACTCCTTACAACTTATCGGGCAAATCCGTTTCCGCTGGCATCGTTATCAGCGGTCGCAACGGAGGCAAGATTACTGCGGTAACTCCAAGCGCAGGTTCCGTCATCGGTTACACATTCCTGTAATGCTGATAGGTTACGGCTACGGCTACCCGACCAATATGCTCATCGGTGGACTTGCTGCCGGTGTTTGGGGTGCTTTTAATGCAAGGGCTACGGCTGACGGAGCAACCGCTGCCGAGGCTGCCGTGAATGGTTGCCTGTTCGTCCGATTCGCTGCAATCTTCAATTTCTAATATGCCAACACCATCGCTGATTTTAGTCCCTGCACGATTTAAGACAGGCAAACTCTACACCCCTGTTGCAACGACTTCGGGCGGTTTGGTATTGGGTGCATCGGGCGACTTCAATGTTACCCGTGCGACGACTGCGACCCGTGTGAATGCAAACGGGAATATAGAGGTAGTGGCTTCGGGGATTCCGAGGTTGGACTACTTCGCAAGTGGTGGCGTTGTTGGCTGCCCTGCGTTGCTTGTGGAGCCGAGTGCTGCCAACGGAATCCTTAACTCGCAGGACACCGCAACAAATTGGCTTTTGGGTGCAAACCTGACAAGCGGTTATGTTGACGTTATTGGCGTTAGCGGCAACAATTTGACCGTTGCAGCAAGTGGTTCGGGTATGGCTGCAAACGCTGGGGCTTTGCGAAGGCCTAGCAATAATGTGGCTCTCGCAAGTGGCAGCACCTACACGATTTCCTTCTTAATGAAGAAAACGGGAACTCACACGATTGGTGCCTATTATGCGGTCATCGGTGGGCTTGACCTTGCTGCTGGTTTTAATGTAAGCGGTTCTTTTAGTAGCGGTCAAATTTTTACTAATGCTTTTGTAACCAATCGCATAAGAAGGGTAGAACAATTTGGAACCGATGTGTATCGCTGCTCCGAAACCTTTACAATGACATCGGGGGTAACATTTAGTAATCTTTTTATTGGGCCAACGGTATCAACTACGGCTAACACAAACCCAGCAGTCGGTCTTGGCATCGCCTTCGCTGCCCCACAAATCGAACTCGGTGCAATACCGACATCGTTCATCCCCACAACTGCCGCAGCGGTAACCCGCAACGCAGACGTTATCAGCGTATCAGGCGCAGTCAGCGGTTGCATCGGGCAGACCGAGGGGACGATGTATCTTGACTTTATCTTCCGTAGGCCAAGAGTCGATGTTGCTGGGCTTTGTGCAATTTCAAGTTCAAATGCTCAAAACAGGGTGGTATTTTGGAACAATACTTCATTCAATACAGCAGCGGTTGTTATTACTGCCAATAATGCGTCGGTTTTTAACGCCTCGGTTGGAACGCTAATCGAAGGAACTCGCTATAAATTAGCGATTGCTTACAAGACGGGTGATTCGGCAATTTTCTTAAATGGGGTTCAAGTTGGAAGCACAAGAACAGATGCTTTTACTTTTGCAGCAAGCCTTGTGACTATTTTTCTTGGCACATACGAAACGGGAACTAATACAATCACAAACACGGGAATCAACGCATTCACGCTTTACACGACCCGTCTAACCAACACCGAACTCGCATCACTAACCGCCTGACTATGAACATACAAATCATCAAGACCCTCGTTGATGGCTACCTTGTTGGCGACAACTACGGCAATACGGCTTTTATGACCTTTGATGAATTTGAGAAATTAACCCCTTCTTGGGTTCCCTAACGATGGCCTGTTTCCGTAAACTCTCGTTCCCATCTGCGAACATCGCAGACCAAGTCCTCTCAAAGTTGGACCCGATGGATAGCGTTGTAATCCTCGGCCACCTATGCGAACAAGCCGACGAGGAAGGCAACTGCGTGAAGGTCCGCAAGGAGTTCAGCGTTGACGTGCTATTTAACGCAGACGAGCCAAACGAACTCGCTGCACCCTACGTCATTTGGCCTCGCCCCTGCGGAGTCCACGCCTTTGCAGGTTGGGAGGCACAATACGAAGCCGACTACAACGCCAACAAACCCAAGAGCAAATGAGATTATTCCGCAAACGCAACCCCGAAACACCCGAAACCCCAAAACTCCCTTTTATGAAATCAGCAGTCATCGCACTACTTCGCCACCTTTTGACCTTCATCGGTGGAACCCTTGTCGCCAAAGGTATCATTGATGCAGCCACGCTCACCGAAATTATCGGTTCCGTATTGACCTTGCTTTCAGTAGGTTGGATGGCTTTGGATAAGACAAAGGGCGAGCCGAACAAGTAATGAACCTAATCGAAACCACCATCGTCGGGAGCGTTGCAGCAATCGTCGGTGGAGCGGTCGCTTGGTTCACCAAGGGCCGTGTAGAATCGGACTCCCTGCAAGTCAGGCAAGCCCAAGCGGTGCTTGCTATGTGGCAGGCTACCAGCGAGTCACAAAACAAAGAATTAACACAACTTCGTAATGAGGTCGTAAGTTTGCGTCAGCGGTTAGAGGAAATGGAACATACCATCCATCTACTCCAAGCCGAGAATGCCAAACTTAAAAACCTCGTATGATCCTACCAGCCACCAAGCACACCCGAAACATCCACGAAGTAACCTGCCAATCGGGGCAGGAGTTCTTACTTGTCAGCGACCTGCATTGGGACAACCCCCATTGCGATAGAGGCTTGCTGAAAAATCACTTGGACGAAGCCGTCAAGCGGAATGCTGCCATTATACTCAATGGCGACACCTACTGCTGCATGGGCGGTAAATATGACCGTCGTGCTGACAAATCCCTGATTCGTCCCGAACACAACACCGACCGATACTTTGACGCTATCGTGGACACCTCGGTGGAATGGTTTGCCCCCTACGCCAAAAACATTCTGCTGATAGGCTACGGCAACCACGAAACCGCTA